CTGACATGCCGGCCGGATCAAAAGTGCCGTTGATGAGATAGCGCGACAGGATGTCCTGCTTTATGCGGGATGCCTTGATCAGATGCATGCTCCATTCGGAGAACAGGCGGTGCCCGACGTCTCCCGCACAGATAACCTGTATGTCCCGGTGTCGATCGTCCTGCATGATGCGCATGAAACATCCAGCGACGGCCGTCCGGTCACCCTCAAGCAGCTGCATGAACTGCGTATCGGTAATGACCAGCGCGCCGGTAATACCGCTGGCGACATTGTTGGCGCGAGATTTCTGCAAGATATGATCGACAGTCTCGAAAGCTAAGCCATCGTGGTTCGAAGCATAGATGAGACGGGTAAGCTGCATGACCGTTCCTTCAATTAAAACCTGATGATCTGGTAACGCTGGAGCCTAGTGAGTCGCTCCTCCCGGGGTCAAGTGGTGACTGACTTGCGAAGTCGTCGATCAGCGAACCACAACCTTCGCGACAGAAGTCATGATCTTCAGAAGTGGATCGACTGAAGTCCCTTTAAAACCGAAGCAAGGAGTTGAGATATGGCACGAGCCCAGGGGGCGCGGGCGCAGATGGCGCTTGCGTTCGAGACCACCTATGGAACGCCGCCCGTGGGCGGCTTTACGCGCATGCCCTTCGCCAGCACATCGCTCGGCGCAGAGCAGCCGCTGCTGAACTCGGAACTGCTGGGTTATGGCCGCGATCCGCTGGCCCCGATCAAGGATGCGGTGACGGCGGACGGCGATGTCGTGGTACCGCTCGACGCCGAAGCCTTCGGGTTCTGGCTGAAGGCGGGTTTTGGCGATCCGACCACGACCGGGACTGGTCCATGGACGCACGAGTTCCAATCTGGTGCGTGGACACTGCCCAGCATGTCCATCGAGACCGGCATGCCCGAGATCCCGCGGTACGCGATGTACTCGGGCTGCGTGCTGGATCAGATCACCTGGCAGATGCAGCGCTCGGGGCTGCTGACGGCAACGGCGCGACTGGTGGCGCAGGGCGAGACGGTGGCCACGACCACCAGCGCCGGCACGCCCGCGGACATTGCGCTGAAGCGTTTTGGCCATTTCAACGGGGCGATCACCCGCAACGGCTCGGCCCTCGGCAACGTGGTCTCGGCCGACATTACCTATGCCAACAACCTCGACCGCATCGAGACCATCCGGAGCGACGGCCGCATTGATGGTGCGGATCCCTCCATCGCGGCGCTGACCGGCTCCATCGAGGTGCGTTTCGCCGATCAGACGCTGGTGACACAGGCAATCAGCGGTGATCCCTGCGCGCTCGAGTTCGCCTGGGTTCTGCCGTCCGGCGAGAGTTTCACCTTCACCGTGCACGCGGTGTACCTGCCGCGCCCGCGCATCGAGATTTCCGGACCGCAGGGCGTGCAGGCCAGTTTCGACTGGCAGGCCGCGCGCGACAGCACGGTGGGCCGGATGTGTACCGCAACCCTTGTAAATGATGTGGAGACCTATTGATGCTGACGCTCGACCTGACCAATGAACCGCGCTGGCATGACCTCGCGCCCGGCGTCCGGGTGCAATTGCACCCGCTGACCACCGCGCTGATGGTGGCGACACGCAGCGATCCGGCCGTCGAAGCCTTACCCGAGGACGCCTCCGACGAGGAGCGCGCCGTTGCCTTCGCCAGGGCGCTGGCGCGTCGGGCCATGCTCGCCTGGGAGGGCATCGGGGACGGCGACGGCACCGCAATCGACCCGAGCCCCGAGGCCATCGATGCGCTCTTGGACATCTGGCCGGTCTTCGAGGCCTTTCAGCTGAGCTACGTTTCCAAGGGCTTGCTGCTGGACCAGGAAAAAAACGTCTCCGCGCCCTTGCCGAGTGGTCCTTCGGCGGGGGCGAGCGCTACTGCCAAGCCTGCGCACCCTGCGAGGGCCGCGCGCAAAACTGCCAAGACTGCCCGGCGCGGCTGAACCGGCCACTCACCTATGAGGGCTGGCAGGTCTGGGACCTCGTTGGTCGTCTCGGCGGCCAGCTTCGTGCGCTGCCCCGCGCGGTGATCGGCTGGGACATGTCGGCAGCACTTGCGCTGGGTCACGCTCTTGGCGTGCCGCCGCTGGCGATGGCCGAACTGCTGCCCGCCGTCGAGGCGGTGATGGTGGCAAAACTCAACGAACAGATGGATCATTCCCATGGCTGAGAAGAGGGTCAGCGTTCGCCTCGCTGCGGTCGGCGGGCGACAGGTGCGCGCCGAACTGGAAGGTGTCGGCGAGGCCGGGGCGCGCGGTTTCGGCCGCCTTGGCCGGGAGATGGAGGCGGCCAACGCCCGGCTCGCGGCTTTTTCGCGGCGCGTCAAGCTCGCGACCGCCGCTGCGGTCGCCGCAGCCGCTGCTGCTGGCGTGGCCATGGTCCGTTCGGGGCTGCAGACGGTCGATGCGCAGGCCAAGCTGGCGCAATCGCTGGGGACCACGGTCGCCTCGATCCAGTCCCTGGAGCGCGCGGGTGAACTCGCAGGCGTCTCCATCTCCGGCATCGAGCAGGCGACCAAAGATCTGACACGACGCCTCAGCCAGGCGGCTGCCGGGACCGGGCCCGCCGCCGACGCTCTCGACCGGCTTGGGTTGTCTGCCACAGACCTGATCGCGCTGCCGCTGGATCAGCGGGTGGGCGCGATCAACGCGGCCATCGAGGCCTTCGTGCCCGCCGCCGAGCATGCCGCTGTCGCCGGTCAGCTCTTTGGCGAGGAAGGCTCCATCGCCATGAGCCGGATCGACAGCGCGACGCTGCGCCAGGCGACCGAGGACGTGCGGGCCTTCGGGGTGGTGGTCTCGGAAGCCGACGCCGACCAGATCGAGCGCACCAATGACGCCATCTCCCGGCTGGGCCTGATCTGGCGCGGGCTGTCGAACCAGCTGGCGGTCGCCGCGGCCCCGGCGCTGGAAGCGGTGGCCAATGCCATGGCGGCAGTCGCCAGCCGCAGCGGTCCGCTCGGCATCGCGATCCGCGGGGTTTTCGACAACATCGGCCGTCTGACCGCCTATGCCACCTCGTTTGTGGCCTTCCTCGCCGGCCGCTGGGTGGCGGGCATGGCCGCCGCGGCGCTGTCGGTGCGCGGTCTCGCCACGGCGCTGGTTTTCTTGCGCGGCGCGCTCATACGCACCGGCATCGGGGCGCTCATTGTCGGCGCGGGCGAACTTATGCATCAGTTCACGCAGCTGGTGCAGGGCGCGGGCGGCTTTGGCGACGCGATGGCGCTGCTGCAGGATCTCGCGCTCGAGGTCTGGGAGCGGCTCCGCATGGGGGCAGCGGCAGCGGGTGCGGCGGCCACGGCGATGTTTTTCGGTCTCAAGGCGGACGCCGCGGCGAGCCTGCAAAGCGCCATCGAAAGCGTCGTGGGGTTCGGCAACACGGCCGCAAACACCTTTCAGGGCACCTTCCGCGCGGTGCAGGCGATCTGGGAGGCATTGCCGCAGGTCTTCGATCGCATCGGCACGCTGGCGATCAACGGCCTTGTCGCGGCAATGGAGATCGGGCTTGGCGGCATTACCGAGGCCCTGAACACGGTGCTGACGCTGGGCGGCCGCCGCCCCGACTGGGCGCTTCCCGCACCGGATCTGAGCACATGGAAAGCCGCCGTACCGGAGGCCGTGCGCCTGGGCACCCGGGCGCGCGACGCCTTTGCGGAGGCGTTCAGCGATGCCCCGCTCGAGGTTCCCGATCTCGGCCTCGGCGCGGTCGCGCGCGAGGCGGGGGATGCCGCGACCCGCCACGCCCGCACAGCGCGCGATCTCGCAGCCGCCGCCACCGCCCCGCTGACCGGCTGGCAGAAGCTCAGGGACGCGGTCACCGCCTCCGGCACGGCCGGCTCCGCGGCCATCGAGGCGGCAGCAGCCTCCGCGGACCGGCTCGATGCCGCGCTGTCAAAGGTGGCGCAGACTGCCGGAGGCGGCTCGAAGTCCGGGGGCAGGGACACGGATCCGACCGGCCTCGAGGCGGCCTTCGGCAGGCTTTCGGACTATGCCAAAGATGCCATGGACTGGAGCAAGGGTCTGGGCGAGGCGCTTGCGGGTGCGTTTCAGGGGGCAGAGGCGGCGCTGCGCCGCTTCGTCGAAGGGGGCAAGCTCGATTTCCGCGGGCTTGTCCGCTCGATGCTTGCCGATCTGGCGATGCTGGCGCTGCGACGCAACGTATTGGGGCCGATCGCGGGTGCGCTCGCCGGGGTCTTCGGCGGCGGGGCTGTCACGGCCGCTGTGTCGCATGCCGGGGGCCTCGTGGGGTTTTCGGGGACCACTCGAGGCGTGCCGGCACTGGCCTTCGCGGGGGCACCCCGCCTGCATGCGGGGGGCTGGGCCGGGCTTGCGCCCGACGAAGTGCCCACCATCCTGCAACGCGGCGAGCGGGTGCTCTCGCGCCGCGAGGTCGCGGCGGGCGGCAGTGCCGCAGGCGGCACCGTCGATGTGCGCATCTTCGTGGACAGGGACGGCAGCTGGCGCGCCGCGGTAGAGCGGATCAGCGGCACTGTCGCGGCCGGCGTGATGCGAAACGGCCTTGACCAGTATGACCGCGAGGTGCTGCCCGCCCGGGTCGGTGCGATCGGTGCCGCGCCACGCAGGATCGGCTGATGGCGACGTCGTTTCCACTGGACCGCGATGCCTTCCTCGGCTCGCTGCGCATCCGCAGCTTCAGCCTGGAGCTCGCCGAGCGCATGGAGGTCTCGGGGCTCGCTGACGGATCGATCCTGCGCGACCAGCTCGGCCCCCGGCTCTGGCGCGGCCGCATCGAGCTGCATGCCGCGCCCTTTGGCGTGGCGCGTGCGATGACGGCGAGGATCATGCTGCTGCAGGAACCCGGGCGCAGCTTTCTGGTCTGGCCGGTGGACCAGGCGGGACCCGCCCTTGATCCCGAAGGCAGCGCTTTGGGGCAGGCCGCGCCGGTCATTGCCAGCCTTGCGCCTTCGGGGCGGGAGCTGTCACTGTCGGGTCTTCCCGCGGGCTACCGGCTCGGTTGCGGCGATCACCTGGGATTTACCTACGGCAGCGCGCCGCTGCGGCATGCCTTCCACCGCCTGATCAGCGACAACGTGAGCGCGGACGCCAGCGGGGCAACCCCCAGTTTCGAAGTCACGCCGGCTCTGCGCCCGGGGGCAACCGCTGGCACCGCGGTCACGCTGCTGCGGCCTGTGTTCAAGGCGGTGATCGTACCGGGCAGTGTCACCACCGGTGCTTCCGCCCGCGCGCTGACCGGCGGTGCCGCTTTCGAGTTCATCCAGACGCTGAGGTAATTGCCATGCGCACCCTGTCATCGCCGGTTCTCGCGCGCCTTGCTGCGCGCGAGGGACTTGTCGCCCGCGTGCTGGTCTGGATCGAGGCGCGCCACCGCGACACCCTTATGCCTGCTGCACTCGGGCTGTGGTCGGGCGAGGACCATCAGGATTTTGTCGTGGGCGGTGCGACCCGGACCTATTACGGGGCGGGCACGCTGCTGTCGATGCCGCCGCTGACCTCGGAAGTCGGGCTGAAGGTGCGCAGCCACCGGCTGAGCCTCTCGCCGCTCGCCCCGGAGGTTGTGCAGGTCATGCGCGGCTATGATCCCCGCCTGGCCCCGGTGGACATCCATGTGGCGCATTTTGACCCAATGACCGGCGGTCTTCTCGCGCCGCCCGCGCGGGTGTTTCGCGGGGTGCTCAACACGGTCAGCGTCGAAACACCTCCCGAAGGCGGCGAGGCGCGCATCGAGATCGAACTTCTGAGTGCTGCACATGCGCTCACCCGCAGCCTTGCCCTGAAGAAGTCCGACGAGAGCCTGCGCGCCCGCAGTCCCGATGATGCCTTCCGGCAATACATTGCCGTAACCGGCGCGGTGGATGCGGTCTGGGGCGAGGAGCGCGCGCACAGACCGTCAGCCAATTGATGTCGCCCAATTGATGTCGGCCAATTGATCAGGAGGACACCCATGCCCCGTCTGCCCGACTGGCAGCCCCGCCTCGTGCGCTGGCTCGAGCTCTCCGCCCGCCGCCCGTTCGAGCCCGGTCGCCACGATTGCGCGCTGTTTCTCGCGGGAGCCGTCGAGGCGATGACCGGCGTGGACCACGCCGCGCCCTTCCGGGGCCGCTACACCACAATGAGGGGCGGGCTGCGCATCCTGCGCAAGGCAGGCTTTGCCGATCACATCGCCCTCGCGGCGCATCATCTGCGAGAGATCGCGCCCCGCGCCGCCCGGCCCGGCGACGGCCTGGTGGTCGACACCCCCGAGGGCCCCGCACTTGGCCTGTGCCAGGGCGAGGCCGTCTATGTGCTGAGCCCCGGGCGGCTGGCGCTGGTGCCCGCAAGCCGCGCGCTGCGCGCGTTCGAGGTCTGATCCATGCCCCAGGTTGGTGCCTTCATTGCGGGCATGTTCTCCGCCGCCGCCCCCGCGATCGGCTCCGCGGCGTTCGGGGCCTATGTGGCGGGTGCGGGTCTTT